AAGAATATGTAAGAAAAGTAGATGGAAATAAACCAGAGTATATTTTAGATGTTGGATCTTCGGTTGGAATCTCAACAGAGTATTTATATAAGTCATTTGAAGAAAGGAGAATTGTAGAAGGATTAGATTTAAGTCCTTATTTTGTTGCATTAGCAACATATCGTGCAAAGGAAGAAAACATGAATATTTTTTATTATCATCAAAACGCAGAAACACCATTAACAAATTATAAATATGATTTAATTGTATGCAATTTTATTTTGCATGAAGTCCCAAAAGAGCCGTCAAATAATATTTTAAAGTCAATGTATGATTTATTAAATGATGGTGGTGTTCTTGCTGTAGTTGATTTGGACCCCAAAAAAGTAAAAAATAATTTAATTGTGAGCACGTTTCGTAAATGGGCATTTGAAGTAACAGAACCTCATATTTATGAATATTATAATACGAATATGGGTTTATTATTAAAAAATCAGGGTTTTGAATATGTTACAGCGATTTCAAATGACCCAATCAATACAATATGGTTAGGAAAAAAAGAATCAAAAGGATGTGATATTTACGAATGCGATGATTGTATATCAAACAGCACAGTAGTAAAAAAAACACCAGAATTTTTTTGTATGGCTTAGATAGCACTAATCGTGCATATATGATATTTATAATATGATTTAAAGTTATTAATCATATTATATGAATGCTACTATTATTATTACTATTATACATTTCAATTACATACAGTTATATAAATAATTGGTTTCCAGTAATTTCAATATCAAATACAGATTTTACTAATCCAATACAATTAAGAATACTTAGTAAAGATTTTGTTATATGGAAAAAGGAAGATAAACTCGTTTTTCAGGATGATGTTTGTCCTCATCGGTGTGCTCCGTTATCAGAAGGTTATATTGATAAAAAAAGTAATAATTTAAGGTGTGCTTATCATGGTTGGGAATTTAATGAAGATGGAAATTGCACTATTATTCCACAAGTTGGTGATAAATATATTTTAAAAAGTAAATGTAATGTGAAAAATTATCACACATGCATTCATGGTGATTTACTGTGGGTTTTTCTTGGTAATGAACAAATTTACTATACTCCTGCTGATAAATATGATATACAAGATTCTTCTATATTTATGAGAGATTTACCATATAGTAAATATATTTTATTGGAAAACTTTTTTGATCCTGCTCATATACCGTTTGCACATCACAATTTACAATCACATAGAGATAAAGCTTGTCCCATTACAGTTGAAAAATTAAGTAAAAAATATGATAAAAACAAACTTTCAATATTATTTACTGAAAAGAATGAAACAAAAATAGTAAGAATTGGAATGATGACCTTTGAAATGCCTTGCTATTACTACTTAAAAACAATTCATCCACGATTATCTTTCCTAGAAGGAATACATTTGTTTATGGTCCCAGTGCAGCAAGATAAAACAAGATTATTTATTGCATATGAATTCAATAAGAAAAATAAATTTTATAAAATATTTAATATGATTCCAACATGGGTTCGTCATGCATTTACTAACCGTTTCTTAGACAGTGATACTCTTATATTGAATAAACAAGAAAAATATATTTTAAGTAAAAATGATTCATATCATTACAATAAACAATATAAAATGCCTACAACGAGTGATGCATCTATAAAAATGTATAAAAAATGGATAAAATGGGTTTTACCAGAAATACCGTATTATAATAAAATTCAAAGAAATAACGCTTTGTCAAGAAAAGAAATATTAGATAGATATGAACAACATACTAAGTATTGCAAAAGTTGTAAAAATGCATTAAAAAATATTAATACTACAAAATATGTTTTTTCTATATGGTCTGGTATTTTTTTCATTTATACAAGAAAGATTATTTTTTTAATTTTATCATTTATATCTTATAGTTTATGTAAAAAATTGGAACAATCTTTTTATTTTCAAGATTATATCCATAATAACTTACTCTAAATCTAAAAAATTGATATTATATAATTATTTAAAAGATACTTATATAATTAAGTAAGATGTTTTCGGAATCAGATATGTTTAAAACGCAAATGATGCTCGGTGATCTACCAGTATATAAGAAAATGAAAAAGGAAAATAAAAAACTACATAAGAAGGTTAAAAAGTTAGAAAAAGATAATTCTCGTCTTCAAAAGATTATTTTCAAATTAACTAAGATGATGAGTCATTCTAATGAACACGAGTTAAGTAGTGTTGATGCTGTAAAGATTAAAATTGAACCCGATGATTCTAAAATGTCTATTTCTGATCTTGATGATGAAGTTGAAATTATTGAAGAATCAACACAAAAAAATGCAAATATTGTTTATGAAATTAAAGAAGAAGAAGAAAAAAAAATAATTTACACAGATGATGGAGAAACAATGTTACGCCAGTCTAGCACCCAAGAAGATATTACGAAGAAAATTGAAAAGACATATTCTAAAGAAGATATGGAATTTTGGGTTAAACAAAAAGAAGAGGAGGAAGTAGAAGAGGAAGAGGAGGAAGAAGAGGAGGAGGAGGAAGAGGAAGTAGAAGAGGAAGAAGAGGAGGAAGAAGAGGAGGAAGAAGAGGAGGAAGAAGAGGAGGAAGAAGAGGAGGAAGTAGAAGAGGAGGAAGTAGAAGAGGAGGAAGAAGAGGAGGAAGTAGAAGAGGAGGAAGAGGAGGAAGAGGAGGAAGTAGAAGAAGTAAAGATTAAAGGAAAAAGCTATTATGCAACTAATCAAAAAAACGGAATAATATATGAAATTACAGAAGATGAAGATGTAGGAGACGAAGTAGGTAAATTTGTAAATGGAAAAGCAGTATTCAAATAAATATTTTAAATAATTATAACAAATTTTATATTATAATTATTTTTTTAATGTATTTCTTTTTGTTGATTTAGATTTTTTTCTCATAGTTTTACTTTTTCCACCTTTATTTAATCTTTGTTTTTTATCTTCATCAATAATCAATACTTTTAATACCTCAATGAGTAAATTATATGAAGCAATTTTATATTTATTTTCTAATCGCTCTTGTTCAGTAGTAAAATCTTTATTTTTAAATTTTGTATTTGCACCATCAATATTTGCTTCATATTCTTTAATTTTAGATTGCATAGAAACAAGAAGGTCAACATTTTTATATTGGTCTTTGTTCCATTGAGTTATGAAATTAGTTATACTTTTATCTCTGGAACTAATGAAGTCATACATATTATCACTTTTTAAAAGTAAATCAGGTTTATATGAATTTACATTTTTAATTTTTTCATTAATTTCTTTTGAATATCCTTTATTAAACATTATTTTAGATTGAAAATTATTTTTAGCACCTTCATCCATTTTTTTTACTATACTCTCTGTTTTATTCGATGAGTTTTGTAAAAGGTCTCTATTTTTATCTGTTGAAGATGTATTATAATTTTTTGGATCAGGGGTATTAGTAATAGCATTAGTAGATTCATTTGTATCGATATTGAAAATAGGTTCGCTTGTTTTAAGTTGCCAGAAACTAGTATTAATATTATTTTGTTCAATATAATCTTTAAGTTTATTTCCAAGTGTATCACTAACAAAAGGGCAATAAATATCCGTAATATTTTTACTATTTACCTCTCCTCCTATGAATTCACAGTTAATATGAATTTCTCTTTTTCTTTGACCAACAGTTCCAGGAGTTAATGTAGAAACACCAATATTTACCAAATCTTTAAGTTCTGTATCAAATTCATTGTTATTCATAAAGGCTTGATATGCTTTTTCTAAAAAATAGAAAAAATTGACGGTATCAAGATTTGTTTTTTGTTCTAGATATTTTTGAAGTTTATGATTAGAAGAAATACGAATAGGTCTTCTATATTGACTTAGAGTAGTAATTAAAAAATTTTTCAAATCATTTTCAAATTCGCTTGGGAGACTAAAATCGAATTCTTTTGATAAATCACTAAATCGCTCCTTAAAACATCTTTTAATGTTTGTTTCCTCTTCATAATTTTTCCTAATTTTTTCTATATTTTCAATAATAGATGATTTCTTACTGTCTATTTCCTTTTTTAATTCAGGATACAATTTAGATTTCTTATTTTGTGAAATCTTCCATCCTTCTGCAAGCTCGGTAATATCTTTTATTGCTTTAGTAATTGTTTCAGTTTTTTCACTTTCGCTTTCACTTAGTTCAGAAACAGAAGAATTTTTTATTATATTTAAAGATTCAATAAAGTCTTTAATTCTGATTGTAAAATCATCTTCTTCAGAAGCATTTAACATTTGTTTTAATAAACCAGTATCTGGGTTATCTATCTCGTCTGCATTTTGAACAATATCTTTATGTAATTTATCATTATTATCAGATATATCATCAAGGTATTTATTAATAGGAGGAACAATTCTATTATATTCAATAAATAATTGTTGATAAACAGGATTGTTTAAAATATCATTTAACCAAGTAATTTTTTTAAATGTGAAAATAGACCCGTTTAAATTCAAGTGAGAGTAATAGAATCTTCTATAAAAAGGATTTTTTAGATATGCATATAAAGGTAATGTAGAATCTTTTTTTACAATTAAATCATATGATTCATGTAAATTATCAACAACAGGAAAAGTAGTAGGAAATAACAGTTTTAAGGTGGTTAAAATATTTTTTTCAGAATTAATTTTGCTCTGTTCTTCATCAAGCGTTTTATCCTTAGCCAAAGGTTTTAATCTTTTGGTAAATTCCTGTTTATTGAAAAAAAATTCAATTCTATCAATATATTCTAAATTTTCTAATTGAGAAGGATATTGAATATCACTTGTAAAATAAGGATATGTATTTAATACTCCTTCTGGTTTTCTCATGTCTGGAGAAAAATGTAACATATTCCTATTAAAATCAACATTAACTAATGATTTATCTGGTATATTTGTTTTCATTCTAATTAATAATTCATCAATGGTAATCTTCAGTTCTAATGCCATAATATATTTTACTTATATTATGGGAATAAAATTAATTAGAGATTAAAACCTTGAAAATCTAATTTTAAACTTTTTTGTTTCTTTGCTCTTTCAATAGTTTTTTCCGCTTTTTTTAAATCTTCATCAGAAACTTCTTTTTCATCTTCTTCATCTTCGGCTTTTGTTTTTTGATAATCCTTGAATTCTTCAGAAAATACATAAAAGTCACTTTCTTCGTCTAATAAATATTCAAAAAGAATAATAAAAAGAAGGGTGATAGTAAGAGCAATATAAATATCTCTTGTGCCCATCCAGCTAATAGCAAAAATAAGAATATAACGACTAAATGTAAATTTCAAATAAGATTGCATAGTCTTACTCATTTTTATTGTTACAAATCTAGAAGCAATATTTAATGTAATGATCATAAGACCAGCAAAAACTTTACTTTTATTTAAAGTTTGTACAGTGTTATCTAAAGAACTAAATATGTTTTGAAAATATTTTACCAATTTAACCATTTATATAATAGTAAGAAATAATTATAGAAATGTTGTATCTTCAGGACGAAGTTTATGTTCAGTTTCTAATTTAGAAGGAATAATAGAGAACTTGCAGGTATTATTACAAACATTACATGTTTCATTGTGAAATTGAAGCTCAGGGAAAATATGTTTAGCCATATCATCAGGAACATCCATATTTTTATATTTTAATTTCAATTGGTCGCAGTTATTTTTTTTAAAACTTTCATTGTATGTGTTTTCGGGGTTTAAAATTGTAGTTTGAGTGTATAATTGTGTGATTTGTGTGTTGGTAATAGGGCATGTTTTATAATACTTTAGAATCTCTTCTTTTTCGTAAGGGGAGAATGTTGAGAACGAGTTTTTTTCAGGAATATATTTAGTGTCATCTATGTTTAGCATATTTTCAATAAATTGGTCTTGCAATAGTAAAATAATAATTAAACAAAAGAAAAGTCCAAGATATTTATCAATTGAAGTGTAAAATAATAACACACATATAATAATGATTTTGCCTAAAATGGTATCTAAATTTTCTTTTATTAATTCATATTGTGCAAGAACAAGATATAATATAAGAAGTGTAAGAAAGAAAGAATAATTGTTTTTCATGTTATATTAAGTATTTATTTTATTTAATATAAATTAAATTATAAAAAAATAAAATCTAAAGATTTTTTAATTAAATATACAATGTCATTATTAGCAACGGCATCAGAATGGAAAAATAATGAAAATAAAAAAAGAGTATCTACAATAAGAAAGCCAAAAAGAGAAGGATTTTTTAAAAATAGTAATACAGAACACATGGATAACCCTTCAAATAATAAAAATAAGGTTCCATCTATTGAAGAAATGCAAAATATTAATGATGAAAGAAGTGCCAAAGTAACAGAATTACTAAATGAAATGGAAGAACCAGA